TCAACCACCACCGCCACCACCACCACCACCGATGACGAAATAGTCTATTAGATAACCTTGTGGGTTGGCATCATACCAACTCTGTCTCATTGCCCCTAACATTATTGATATCCATTCACAATACTTGCGTAGTAGTTGCTACCACTATTAAAGATGTTAATGATGTCTTGACCTGTTGACAATAGTTTATTTCCGCCTGCCCACAAAATACCGCTTGTGCTGGTCAATGTATAAGCAGCTCCGCCACCGTTAATGATCAATGTAATACTTGATCCCACTGGCATATTGGTTAGATCACTACCATTAATAGTAATAGCACCATTGATGTTAATAAACTGAACAGTGCCCGCATTATAGTTGATGGTTAACTCACCGCTGACATTGCCACCACCACTGTAAGTAAAGAATGTTTCTGTATAACCAGTCAAGTTAACAAACTTGTTGCCGCTGGTCATTGTGATGTTACCAGCAGTTTGGATATTGGTGGTAGTGTCTTCGTTCAACAAGGCAAATCGGTTTTGAATACCAGTGCTGCCTGATGCCCAACCACTTGGAGTATGTAAACCCACAGCGTTGACCACATTGAAGTTGTTGTTGGCCAAAACAACCTGTGCATCATATGCACGAGCATAGGTAATGTTGGCTGTCTGTGTAGAACCAAATGTTGCAACTGATTGAACAACGCTGTGATGCCCTGTGGCAAATGCAATGTTGGCAACTTTGCCCGAACCAGGTGTTGATCCGTTTGGTGCCACAATCACTTGTGACAAGCCTGAAGCAACAGTCCACAATGTTCCTGTGCCGTTGACCACAGTAATCGCACTTGCGCCAGTAATCATTGGAGTAGTTGTGCTGTTGGCACCCCAGGTCACATTGTTCAACATAACTTCAGTGACATTACGATAACCTTGTGGGCGATCGCTTGATGTCATTGTGTTGGCAGTTACGGGCCACATTTGAGTATAGTTCACTATACTACTTGGAGCACGAGTTGTGCTGGTCTGATAGCTTGACTGAATAGCAAGGTTAGCCACAGTTTCTAATGTGGTATTGGTCACATAAGCAAGTGTAGTGCTGCTGCCGCTTGGTGCTGTGACAGGTTGTAGTACACCGTTTGAATAAACAGGAGTTTGGTTAAAGTTAGTGTAGAACGCTGCTGCACCAGGAGCTGAATATGGACTTGCATTGACCAATACTCGACCATTTACAGTATCAACCAATGTGTTGCCCAACAAGTTGCCAGTGAATGAACTACCACCGCCTCCACCTGTTGCGCTGATTGACACAACACCAGTTGCAGCATTGGCAGTGATACCTGAACCAGCAACAATGGCAGTTACGCCTGTGTTGGTGATTGTGACAGCACCTGTGCTTGCATTGGCACTAATACCTGTGCCTGTTGTGATACTGCTGACGCCACTTGATCCGCCACCTGTTGAATAAGGTGTACCGTTGGCCCAATAGTAGCCATTTGCGCTCTTGATGTTACCAACAGTAACACTGCCAGCCAGGTATGCAGCAACATTGGTATTGCTGTATGTACCAGGTTGTACAGGCAAGTTGGCCAGTTGGCTACCATCACCATAGTAGTAATAACCTGGATTGACTGCAATACTGCCGTTCTGTGCAATAATGGCATTGCCTGCATAATCGCCACTAGGTTCATTGCCAACAATGTTCAAATAACCATTGATACCTGTTAACTGTGTGTAACTGGTATCACCCAATATTATTTGCGGTGCGTGAATGTATACTTGGCTTGTGTTTTGTATTTCTGTAAAGCCGCCGGCATTGGCATAACCATCGATTGCTGTGATGTTGGTCTGTGATGCTGTACCAATGGTGCCATTTAGAGTAGTGGCATTGACAACATCAAAGTTAGCGTTGCCGGTGCTGTTGCCAATGTCTCCGCCATAGTTGGGCAAATATGTTGGCAAGTATGATGGCATATAAGCAGCCACATTGGCATTGCCATATGTGCTACCGCCGCCTGTGCTGAATGTAGCATTGGCGTATGTTTCAAATGCAGTCAATGCTGCCTGTGTAGCATAGGTAGCATTAGCATAACCTTCAAAGCCACTTAGACCAGTTTGTGTTGCATAAGTTGCATTGGCATAAGTTTCAAAGCTGCTTAGGTTAGTTGATACACTACTGATGCTTGCATTGGCTGCATTCAATCCTGATTTTGTTGCATAAGTTGCGTTGGCATAGGTATAGAAACCGCCAATGTTTGCATTGGTTGCTGCTATGGCTGCATTGGCTGCTGTGACATTGGCATTCAATGACACAATGCTGCTGCTGTTGTTTAAGCTGCCGCTGTAGGTTGGCAAGTAAGCTGCCACATTGCTGTTGCCATAGTTGCTGGTTCCAAATGTAGCATTGGCATAGGTCTCAAATGCACTCAATGCTGTTTGTGTAGCATAGGTGCTGTTGGCGTATGTTTCAAAGCCAGTTAGACTTGCAATGGTTGCGTATGTGGCTGACACAGTGCCTTCATAGCTAGACAAAGCAGACTGTGTTGCATAAGTTGCATTGGCGTATGTTTCAAAACTGCTTAGACCTGAAGACACACTACTGATGCTTGCATTGGCTGCATTCAAACCAGACTGTGTTGCATAGGCGCTGTTGGCATAAGTTTCAAAGTTTGACAACGCATATTGTGTTGCATAGGTGCTGTCAGCATAAGTTTCAAAGCTGCCCAAGTTTGCACTTATGTTTTGAATATTGGTATTGGCTGCTGTTACATTACCTTGTATCGATATGATTGTAGGATCAGTTGGCAAGTAGACAGCAACTTGTGCATTGCCATAACTTGAGCCGCCACCTGTAATACCTGTTAAGAAATAACCGTTACCAGTAAAGTAGTTTGCATTGACATTACCTTGTGCCACATTAAGTGTTGTGGTGTTGGCATTCCAGAACAAACCAACTGGTTGTGTTGTCAATCTGATAATGTAATCATTGCCACTACCGTCAGTAGCACATCCGCCAAGCAGAGTAGTTCCGCCATTTATTGGAACTATCAACTGATTTTCAAAGCCAAACTGACCCAATGCTGTACCAGGAACCACATTCCAAGTATTGCCGTTGTCTAAAGATCTCCAGACATCAGTGTTGCCACTGTCTGAACCAGCAGCCAAAACTATACCGCTGCTTAGAGTGGTTAGACTACTGATCAAAGTACTGTATCTAGAATCATAGATCCAGTTGACTCCATTGTTGGTAGATTTATACAAACCAAGTGGTTGACTATCACCGCCACCAACGGCCAACAGTTGAGTTCCTGTATTGGTAAAACTATTAAATGATCCCAATGTGACATTAGACTGGGTAATACTGCCGCCATTGACTGCGTACCAAATACCGTATGAAGTTGTTGTTGATATATTCTGAGCGGCACCTAACAAAGTTAAGTTTCCGGTCTGATATATTGTGGTCATTGGAGTTGAAACCAACTGTGTCCAAGTAATACCATCATTAGATGAGTTCCAGACACCGTTTTCTCCAGCAGCCCAAATATGTCCATTGGCTAGAGTGGCAAAATAGCCACCAGTTTCGCCACTGCTAATAACTGAGTTGGCAGCTCTCAAAGTCCAGCTATTGCCGCCGTCGGTGGATCTATAGATACCTGTGTTAGATCCTACTTTTGCAGTTGCCAGGATTGAACTACCTGTGTTATAGAAAGTATAGAAGTTTCCAGTAGTTTGTGATGTTTCAGTCCAGGTCTGACCAGCATCAGTAGATATCCATACTCCGCTGATACCTCCACCTGATATTATGGTGTTGCCAGTGGTATTACAAAATGCACTGTATCCAAGATTGTTACCAAATGTGGATGGTGTTGCATAAAAAGTATTTAGGAAAGCACCTGGCAATGAAGTATTGATAAATGGTTTTTGTCCGCCTGTCAGCGAGTTGTCTACCATTGTTATACTTGCATAAGGATTGTTGCTAACTGTTTCGTAGATATTGATATTGTTAGCAGTACCACCCATATAACCATTATAGGTTGGCAAATATGCTGCCACATTGGCATTGGTATAGACTTCACTGATCAGAGTATTGATCTGTGATTGCTGACTTGCCGCATTAGCGATTGTGCTGTATGTAGCATTTGCGTATGTGTAGAAGCTGCCAATGTTGGCATTGGTTGCTGCAATGGCAGCATTAGCGCCAGCAAGGCTCAAGTTTGTTGCTGTTTCAAATGCACCAATGTTGGCATTGATTGTGTTGATTTCACCTTGCAATACCGCAGCATTGGCAATGGTACTGTAAGTAGCATTGGCATAGGTATAGAAACTACCAACATTGGCACTCAATGTTTGTATTGTGCTATTGGCTGCTGTGATGTTGGCACGAAGACTTGTGATCTCACTCTCTTGGCTTGCTGCATTGGCAATGGTACTATAGGTAGCATTGGCATAGGTATAGAAGCTGCCTACATTGGCATTTAGAGTTTGAATGGCAGCATTGGCTGCTGTAATCTCATTTTGCAATACGCCTGTGTTGGCTTGCAACGCAGATATCTGTGTTGTAAATGTTGCATCATTGGCCTGGATAGCATAGATCTGACCTTGCTGTGTGGCAGCATTGGCAGTCCAAGCCGCAGTAATGGTTGCTTCAGTTGCATCAACATAGGCTTTCATTGCTGTGTTGGCAGTTACAATAGCAGCATTGGCTGCTGTGATTTCGCTTTGCAATACTGCTGCATTGGCAATAGTGCTGTATGTGGCATTGGCGTAGGTGTAGTAGCCACCAATGTTGGCACTCAATGTTTGGATAGCAGCGTTGGCGCCTGTGATCTCATTTTGCAATATGCCAGCGTTGGCAATAGTGCTGTAGGTCAAGTTGGCATAAGTTTCAAAGCCACTCAATGCTGACTGTGTTGCATAAGTTGCATTGGCATAAGTCTCAAATGCGCTGAGTGCTGCATTGCCGGCAGTTACATTGGCATTGATAGCATTGATTTCGCTTTGCAGTGTGGCTGCATTGGCAATAGTACTATATGTCAAGTTGGCATAAGTTTCAAAGCCACTCAATGCTGATTGTGTTGCATAGGTAGCATTGGCATAAGTTTCAAATGCACCAAGTGCTGCATTGGCTGCTGTCTGTCCACTTTGCAATGCTGTGATCTGATTGCTTTGTATTGTGTTGGCTGAGATCTGTGCAGCATTGGCTCCTGCCACATCAGCATAGAGTGCAATGATATCACTGCTGTTGCCCAAGCTACCGGTGTAAGTTGGTAGGTATGCTGCCACATTGGCATTGCCATAGTTGTTGGGCCCACTGGAACCTGTTGAGTAAGGAGCACCGTTGGTCCAGAAAATACCATTGGCAGTGATCAAGTTGCCCACTGTCACAGTGCCTGCTAATAGGGCTGTGACATTGGCATTGCCATAGTTGGCAGTAACACCTGACAAGATGCTGACGCCGTTGGGATATAGGAAACCAACACCAATCACATTACCGTAGGTTTTGATGTTGGCAGTTGTTGTAATGCTGGTAGCAGTTAAAGTGCTGGCCAATACTGGACCATTGTATGTAGGCAAGTAAGCTGCCACATTGGCATTGCCATAACCACCGCCACCACTTGGTATCACAGTTGTGATGCTGGTCACACGACCATCTTTTTCCACAGTGACAACGGGAATAGCGATATCACTACCATAGGTGCCAGGTGCTACACCTGTGTTGGCAATAATGGTATTGATAGAGCCCGAGCCCGAACCAGTGACATTACCGGTCAGAGTTATTGTGCCAGATCCACCAGGAGCGAATGGTTGTCCATTGGCCCAGAAATAGTGTGCTGCGCTGATGTTGCCTTGATATGTTGGCAAGAAAGCAGCAACTTGTGCATTGCCGTAACCTGAGTTGATCACATTGACATTACCGCTCCCAATATAGAGACCGGTTGTGTTACTCACACTCACATTGGCATTAGAAGAAAAATCGTATAAACCTGGCATTACTCGTCCTTATTATCGTGTGCTGTATCTTTGGTTACGGCGTGGTTGGAATACGCTGGTCAGTTTGTTGTGTCCACCTGACCATTTGCCTTTGTTGTTTTGATCCTCAACAATGTTCCAGGCCTCTTGGAACTTCTTGTCCCATACAGCAGCATCTTCGGGCATCTTGCGTTTCAGATAGTATTCGCGTAGTGTGCCGTAGATATAACCTTCGGGCCAGCTTTGCAATACTACATTATTTAATACCTGTGTAACTCCATCACTTTCCACTGTGAACAACAATGGCCAAGTTGTAAAGTAGTACAAGTTAATCACAGTTCCTTGTGTTAGAGCAGGAGTAAACTCATACTTCTGGCCTACTTCACTGAACTGTCCGCGATAGACTTCAGAGATGTTGACTGGGTTGAGATACAGATTCTGTACCAACTGTTCTGTAATCATATCACGATCACCAATGCGATCATAGACAATCCAGGGACCTGCTCCAGTGCTGGAACTGCTTTGTGGTCCTTGATTAAAGAACAAGATGGGTCTGTTCATATCAGATGGAATAGGCACTGCACCCCATTGATCGGCTGTGCCAGTTGTGGTCCAAGGATTGGTTCTCAAGGCTGGCAGTTCGATGTTACGCATTGACAGTTCGGCCAAGTAGATACAGTCTTTGATCTCTTGGTCGTTGCTGCTGCCTGTAAATGATTCTACAAATGCTACAAGGCCATTTGCGTCTGGGATGAATGTTGACATTATTGTTTTCCTGCGAAGTTTGCGCCTTCAAAAAAGGCTTTTTGTCCTACCGCTGTGGGATATGGGACATCTATTGGTATTGGTAACCGGCCACCAGGATAACAGACAAAAGCATTGTATTCTTTTTCTACTACCCGATAGAACTGTGCCTTGAGTCCACGGTCTCTTTTGATAGCGGCCCAAGGCATACCGCCAAAGTATTTGGTTGATATTTCCCAAGCAATAACTTCTGGCAGTTCCATCCACTTGTAGCCTAGTTTGCCATCGGGCATAACTGGTGCTAGAGGATCCATATAACCTGCTTCGGCACGCTTGCGATAATCTTGACAAACTTCAATGATGCGGGGGATGTTGAACTGTTCTTTGGTCATAAAGAACTTGCCATCAACACGACCAGTAGTGGTCTTGACATTCTTGCTGAGGTTAAGTCCTTCGCGACTCCAGTCGCCCTTCATTGTGTTGTAAAGTTTGTCGTTTTTTAGTAAACGATCAGCTATTCCATTTTCATCGGTGGCTAGTCCACCTCGGTCCCAACGATGACTATCTTCGTTAAACTCTGGCTCATCTTCAGGGTTTAGATAACTTTTATCGTTGTAACCATCGAATTCATTTGTTGTGTTCATCAAGTATTTAGCGTCAAAAAGAAAGGGCCCCTAAAGGCCCTTCCGGTCTATGCAGACTAATCGTTAAGATCAGAAGCTGGCATTGTCCCACGCATTCAAGCGTACCACATTGCTTGCTGGTCGAGTTCCACCGATGATGCTAGAAGCACCGCCGTTGCCAGAACCAAACGATACACTTTGACCGCTTGCAGAGATGTCGTGCAGAGCAGCAACACCAGCTGGGTTACGAACAATCAATGTACCTTCCATAATGAACTGATCAAGACTCGCATCTGCGTTCGAGAAGATTTCATTGTTAGGTCCTAGGTCGCGCAAGCTACCCCATTGCAAGACTTCTTCGTTCAAGAAGTAGATCTGGTTACCAGAACCAACTTGATCCATAATCCAAGAATCGAAAATCTCGTATGTGTAGTTGAAGTCGCCTTCGTATGTAGCAATAGTGTCACCACGCTCGCTGTTCACACGGTTGATACTACGGCTTGTAGGCATTGTATCAGAAAGGTGTGTACGCAAACTTGTTGGGCAAACAATAGTGCGGATTTTTGCGTTGAAGCGTTGTTCAGCAGTTGTAACCAACTGTTTGTACAACGATGGAGCGAACTGTTGCAACACGCCAGTGTAAGAATAGAAACTAGATCCTAGACCTTCACCTGTGTTAGACAAGCTACCACTTACCAAGCTACCACCAACAACCCAAGTGTTACCAGTACCTTGTGTAGTAGTATCACTAGATTCGTTGTTGTAAACTGTGTAGTATGTGCCAGATCCAACTGGGTTGAAACTGTGTGTACCTGCGAATGCGTTCAAAGAACCCATACGACGACCAGTAGCACTAGTAGTTGTTTGAACACCGTAAGCTGCAACTGTGACATTGGCGCTGGTGTTGTTTGGGTTAGCATCGCCTGTAGGGTATGTGAATACTGTTGCTGGAATACCAACACCAGAAGCCAAACCGCTCTGACCAGAATACTTAGTACCGATTTGGTCAGCACGAACGATTTGTGCTTCCACATCGAACATCAGTTCGATCAACTGTTTTACTTCTTGGTATGCTTGAGGATCACCACCAGCTTGTTCAACAGCACGAGCAGTACCTGTGGCACCAACAACTGTTGAGAAGATCTGTGTGTAGTTACCCAAGTTGGCACGCTGGTTGGCTTCTACTTGTGTATTGCTAACAGCAGCACCTTCAAGCTGAGCTTGAGTTTGTGGTAGACGATACACATCGTTTGTCCATAGTGGCAATGTAGAAACAACTTTGCGTTTCTTAGCCATACACATATTCAATACGGGGGTGTCGTCTTTGACGCGGTTGGACACATCTAGGTCCAAATCCTTAACAACGATATCAGTTTGGTAGGTACCTGTTCCGTTGCCAATGGTTGATGTTGAGATAAATGACATTTATTTTCCTTTTGATTTATTTATGTCTTCTTTTTTTATCTACCTCTGCGCTGCGAACGAAGTGCGTTCAACTGCTGCATCAGTAGATTATCTGCGGCTTTTGTATCGCCGCCCCTGGCTTTTTCTCGAAGATCTCCGAAAGTATCTGTTGATTTTGGACTAGGTAGATTACTGCTACTCTTGCGATTGGTCAATGCTGCAATGCTGCCACCAGCACTGCGAGTCTTGGGTCTATCACGATACTTCAATCCGTCTCGCACCAACGACATAATGTGTTCGTCGCTTACGATTAGATCAATGTTATCAATGCCTGGCACTAGTTGTCTACGGGCACCATCCCAGCCGTCAGCAACCTTGTCGCGTATTTCATTGTAGACAACACTGTTTCGCAGATCTTTGTCCTTAAAGTTTTTACGACTGGTTTCCAAGGCTTCAGCTACCTGCTGCTTACGAATGTCATAGAACTGATCAACATTTGGCTTCAACTGTTTAACTAGATCGCTTTGTTGGCGAATATAGTTTTCGTTTTGTTGCATATTTGCACGAATACGGGCCTGTTGTGCAGGATCGTTCGTAGCAGCCAACTGTTGTGCAAAAGTATTTTGGTACTGTTGCGTTTTTATGATTTCATCGTAAGCCTTTTGTAGTTGAGGTCTTACAGTAAACTCCATTGCCAGAACAAGACCTTCTTGTTCCGCTCGCTTTGTTTGTAGATATTCATCAAACTCAGCTTTTTCAATCTTCAACTGTCTTGCATCTTCGCTTATTGCTGCACCTTGACCCAGTATGGCTGCGGCTTTCTTGGCATCAATCGTGATCTCCTTACCATTACGCATAAACTTGAACTTGGCGTTCGGATTAGTCTCTGCGAAATCTAAGAAGTCGATCAAGTCCTCGCTTGTTGAATCTGCACCGCTTACCTGATCATCTTGATCTGGGGCTACTGCTTCATCATTGCCTTCACTATACTCTGCTTCTGGTTCAACAACTTCTGGCTCTACTAAATCGGTATCGCTGTCGACATTGTCGTCAACTTTGACTCCCTCTGGGGCCACAGGAGCATTGGCACCTGCCGGTGTTTCTGACCCTGCTTCGACTGTGTTAGTAGCTGTCATTTGGTTACGCAATGTCATTTCTTTCATTGCGGCCATTTTGGCTGCTATTGCATCTAAACCACTATCGACTTTTTGAACCGGTACCGTCTCAGGAATGAGATTAGGGCGGTCCTGCACTATGTTTTCCATTTAAGGATTTCCTTTCATTATGAGTTGGGGCTGTCAGAACCTTTGTTCTGTTGGCTTACCACTCGGTCTCGGAAGTACACTGCTCGTCGCAGCGACTTCACAAACTCATCTACGCCTGCTATCTGATTAATGATAGCAACTCGTTTCTTATCATCATCCTCAGTGTGTCCTTGGATCTCACTAAGTTGGTCCATTCGTTCAAACTTGAATGTATGAACAAACTGGGCAAAATCTCTATTGGCAATCAAGTTTTCAGCTTGACTGCCCTGTGTCTTGACACGATCTAACTGTGCCGCTGTCATCTTCTTGATACTGTTCAAGTCAATGGTCAGGCGATTGTTAAACGCATCAATCGTTTCTTGTGTCAACATTTCTATTCCAATCTAAAGTTATTTATATCTTAGAAGGCACGGGCCTTGTGTTGTCCCATTAGGGCATAACCTTCAAGTTGTCGTTTAGCGTCATTGCCATTCATATCCGCAATGATCTCTTGTGCTCGTGCTTGTGCAAGTTGTGCATCAGCAGTTTTCTTCTGATCATCTGGACTTGGACCTTGTTGCTGTTTGGCAGCTTGGCTTTGTTTGACCATTTCCATAACTTCATCAGCTGTGGGCAAATAGGTATCGCAGTCTTTGACACCCAACACATACAACATATCTTCGTAGGGCTTGCGAATCTTCTTGAAGCTGTTCACAGTCAATGCACCACTTGCAACTCCAGCTGTGACTTCTTGTGTTAGACCCATTTGTGCCTGTTTGATGACCTGTAGGCGTTGTAGACTGTTTTCTTCTGACTTCATACCTAGAGCAAGATCAATGTGAATGGTCTTGCGTTCGTTGTAGTTCATATTGTCGAAGTTTTCGTAGTCCATAAACTCTGCCCGGCCTTCGGGGTGGAACTGTTGTGCCAGTTTCTTGACACCATAGTCATCACCGTGTGCAATCAGTGTACGCCAGATCAACCAAATGGCATCCTTAAGACCTTCGGCAGCATTCTTCACAGTGTTGTCTTGAATGATTTGGTTTGGACTTAAAGCCAAGTTTAGTTTGGCACCTGAGTTACCTGGATCCATAACTTCTGGGTTGAACACATCTTGTGGAGTGGTCATACCAACCATAGCCATACTGTCTTGTTGTAGACGGTTCATAGCCTGGTCAATGAAACGAATGTCGCCTGTGGGTCCCGGGATTTGATAGATGTCGGTGGCAGGATTGAACTTGCTGTCCAAAATAAAGATTGCTGCTTCACCATCAGCCAGTTCTTCAAAGTCTAGACGGTCTGGTTTAACACCAATACGACTGGTTGATTGCAACAAGCCCAACTGTAGTTCGGCACGGTGACCTGATGTCATATACTCCTGCATAGGAATAACTGATTCAGCAATGCTCATACCATAGAAGTTTTGTGGCAAGGGTTTTGGTACCATATTGGCCACAGGAATGAACTCAACTTCACGGGCTGAAATAACATACTGACCAGAGTAGATCAGTTCAATCAGTTCAAGCTCGCCATCATTGTCAATGTCATAGCGGTTCCATACTGTGAGCACTGTGACTTGACGGGCTTCTGGTTCTTGAGCACTATAACCTTGTGCTGGCAAACCATTGATAGGTACTGAGTCACGAGCGTGAATGGCCAAGTTGTTTAACAAACTACCTGCCTGGTAACTACCAACATTACTGTATTCGGCATAGATCTTGAACTGCTCCAAATCAATGTCAGGATACAGTTCAGTTGCTTCCTGTATACTCATTGGTTTGTAGTAACCACAGAATGGTTGTTCTTCAATGCTGATCACAGTAGGATCGCACATCCAATAGTGTTGGGCTATGGGACGGAACTTGATGTTTAGGTTGTAGCCAGTCATCTTGTAGCTGGCTTCATATATGGTGTTGCGATTCACGCTGTCACGAATAGCGGCGTGTGCTCCATCTACTTCTAGGTCTGGCAAGTCTGTGACCTGTTCAGCAGATTCAAAGTCGCCATCAGCACCAGCTCGCAGTTTATCCATTGTGTCTTGGATGTGCTGTGCTCGTTGTACAGCAGGAATGCCTTGTAGGAACTGTTGTGTTTCGTGTAGTACTCGTGTGTGATCCACAGACAACTTACGACGACTGCGGCGTTTGGCTCGGAGTCCTGCTTCTTCTGCTTGTGTTTCAAATGCACGAAGTTGATCTAGCGTGCCTTGCGTTTTGACATAGCGCACAATCTGTTCACGCATTGGACTGACCATCATCTCGCCATTTTTGTGTAGGCAAGCATCCATTGTCCAGTGTTGTAGTATAAAGTGCGGATCATTGTTTTGGTTAATGATCTTGTGAACCATCTCCGTTGCCTGTCTCGCTGCCGCTTCGTCTGCTTCATTGTCGGCCACAAACTCAAAGTTGATCTCGCCATTTTGTGCAATACCTTTGGTAATGACACTTGAGGCATAATCAACTACGGGTTTGACCACCGGATGGATATAGTCCAATCCATTGACAGGAGCAGTGCTGTCCTCAATGGCAAGGTTGAGGTAGTGATAATCGGCTGTGCGGTTGATGTTGTTCTTTGTGGCCAACAAACGCAGGTTGGCTGCACATTTTTGGTCCAGCAAGCTCTTCATTTTTACGAAACGGGCCATTTCGCCACTGTGATCGTTTAGGTTGCTGATGACTACATTGCGTAAATCTAACATTCGGGATTTCCTGTTGTGTTTATTATTTATGTATTTTTTATTCGCTGGAACTGTAGACACGCTTGAGTGGATCTGTTTCGTATTGACGGTTCTTTGTGGCTGTCATTACCCGTAGATTGTGTCGAGCAGTGGCAATGCGCTGTTGTGGGCTGCGTCCATCATAGGGTTCAGCTATGCCCTGTAGGCATCCTATCAATCCATAGCGAGCACTGTCAATGCAGTCATCGGGATCACTGAAGCGTCCCCGTTCATCCACATAGTAGTTTTGTGCTTCTCGTAGAAACTCTGTGCAGTTGGCATTGATCTGCAGAGTGCCCTGCTCCAACATTTGTCGCATCACATTTATACCAAAACTCTTGTGGTTGGTTCTGCGTCCTTGATCATCTGGCGGGTTCATAATGGCCTCAGGATGCACATTGAGTTCATACTGTTCAAAGAACTCGCGTAGACTTTGGCTGCTCATTGTGTAACGACCTTGACTGTTGGCATCTGCGGGCAGCACAATAGGCGTGCCAAACACTTCGGGGCGCATTAGATGATTGATATAGTTGGTGGGGTTGGCTTCTTCTGTGCCCTTGACCACAACCTGTGTGTGCAGCCAGGCCAACTGTTCTTCGGGATGCCAGTACATCAATGATATAACTGTCTTGTCGTTTACTAGACCCAAGTCCAGACTAATAATGCGGCACAGGCCAGGCATACTGCGAAAATCGTAGTCACCAGTATTATAAATGGGCCAGTTTCGAATCTGAAACACTGCTCCCTTGCCCATAACAGGAACACCATTGCGACGAGCATCGCGTTCGTGAGGTAGATAGTCTCTTTCAAGTTGTTGCCTTGTTGAGTTTAATAAGAATGGTTCGCCCCAGGGATCGTATTCGGGCACATCATCCCAGCTGACTCTAATATGTTCATAGCCTTCTTCTTGGTGCCAAAACTTACTTACCAGTCCGTTGAGACCTTTTAGGGGTGTGAACGAGCACAATACCTGTCCCTGTGTTGTGGCAGTACGAGTAACGATTTCTGAGAAGAAGTCATCTGGTGGTTGTTCGTCAAAGATGGCCAGGTTCAGTTTGAAACCCTGCATCTGTCGTACTTCTTGTGTGTAGTTGGCAAACAATAGATAGCTGTTGGTACCTGACTTGTGTCTGACTTCTACACCAATACAGTTGGCACCATCATTACGCATTGTGTCAAACACAATACAGTCACGGGGAATGGCTCCCGTGCCCAGTGCATCACGGATCTTGATGTCATTGGTACCCAACAGTTCAGCCTGCAACACTAGGGCAACCTGACTCCAACCTTCGCCTGCTACCATTGCGCTGACAGGCTTGTCAAAGCGTTTGCCTTCCCACCACGCTGGATAACGACCAGTCAAGTGCATTGCAGTTTCAAAGCAGGTGCTGACAGTTTTACCAATACGGTTGGCAGCAAGAATACCACGGCGTGGACTGGAGCCTGTGCGAAAGAACCGGCGTTGATGATCAAATGGTCTGAAGTACTTGAGTTGGTTGTAGCGCATATCTTCAGCAATCTCTACCACATACTCCTCTAAGGCCTGTTTGGCAGCAAAGGGCATATGGTGTAGATTGTTGACTTTGAGACCGTGTTCGTCGCAAGCATATCGCAGTGCTCTACGCATCAACAGGTTGGGATCAAGCATTTAGAATCCTTTGCGGATACCGTTTAGTAGATAAGCTGTCTGAGCCAACTGTTCAAGTTCAGCAGTGCTCATACGCCAGGTGTCAGGATTGGCTATGTCCACATCACCACGCTTGTCCAGTCCTGCCTGTAGGCGTTCCATTGTAAGTCTAAGACAGTGTTCAACCTGTCCCGGAAACTTTTCACTGAATGCTTCTCTGTGAATGGCATTGACTTTTTGCATAATCTTGACTTCTTGCACTGCCTGTAGGTCAGCAGTGAGTCCAGTCAAGCCAGCGTTGGGATCAGGTGCTGCTGGCAAGGCTGGACGAGTTAGAAGTCCGCGTCTTGGAGCAAAGTCACTCACTTGAGATCACCCCAAGGATCGCCTAGGATGTTGCCACCATCGCCTATGACAAAGTCACGGTCAATCCAAGTTGACCAGTAGTCACTCTTGTTGATCTTTTGTTTGGTCATAAACTGACGCAGGCGTGTGCCAATGGGAGTCAACATACCTGTGCTGCTGCGAATGATCTGTTCGCCTGTGCGTGGGTCAACCCAAGTATACTTCTCAGGCACTTCCTTGCCAAACTTGTTTACTCGAGTGCCGACTGGGCGTGTTGAGATTGGACCAATGATCTCATATGTGATGGCATTGTTCATATACTTGCGGAACACCACTTCACATTTCTGTCCTTGGCTCTTCCAATCATTATCAGGATGAGGGAATGTCTTGCTGATGAAACTGGCCACACACTGTTGTCCAACAACTTCGCCAGGGCGAGCGGGTATTGGTCTTGGTTCATCAACAGGGATTAGATCGTTCTTGTCTAAGTATGGGTTTTCACTGCCCAACAATGCTGCATCAGGTTCAGCACCATTCAGAACATCCATTGCAGTTTGATATTTGAACTTGTTGCTGCGACCTTTCAACTGTAGCACAATGCCAGTTTGGTCGAATACAAACTTCTCAAGTTCTTTGGCAGTAGGAAAGTCAGTCATCAAACCTTCTAGATCGTATAGAGGTTCTTGTTCTACTGTTTTGGGGGTTTCAGGCTTGGGCGCTCGGCTGCCTTTGACTTCTCGTGTTGCCTTGGTGACAACTGATTCTGTTTCTGTGTCCCACACAGATGGTTTGGTTTCTTTGTTCATTTCTATTCCTTAAGAGTGTCACCGGTAGTAGGACTATAACTCGGGCTACGCTGCCCCGGTGACCCAACAGCGTATAGTATTTAATATCAATACAAGTTACTGTCTGATATTACTTTTTCTTTGGCTTCTTTTTTCTAGCTGACGCTACTGTTTTTGTTGTAGCAGTCTTGCGTCGACCTTTCAGCAAATCTTTTTTAACAATGTCAGTCTTGTAATCAGATGTGCCATTGCCAACTTGTTTGGTTGAAATATAAGCCATACAGTTTAATCTCTGTATTTGTTTTTGCGAGCTGCAAAACGACGGATGCCGCTGTTGCTGTCAATGCCACCTGAACCTGGAACTTCGTGTTGGCCTGGATTGGCTTCAAGTTCAGCAGCACGGCCTGCAAATGCAGCCATCACCTGATCAGCAATGGTTTCACGGCTGGCTTTGGCATCCAAGAAGTTACTGCGCTTGGCCTCGTGTGCTCCAGCGTTGCCTGTTCTTGGTCCCATTGGTACATTGACATTGTCACGACCATATGGATTACGCACATCCATCTTAGACTCAGTGCGTGTATCTCGTTTGTCAGCACTCACTGACTTTACTGTGCGTTCTTTCATTTCTTAAATCCTTTTAGTGTTTCAGCAAGTCTGGCACGACGGCCTTCAACTCCTGGTTTCTTTGCAGCCTTTGCTAGTCGGGCGGCAGGGATCTTCTCCCCCTTCTTGACGCCAAGTTCTTTGCGAAGTGCTCCGGGCTTTTTGATTGCACCAGCAATCCAGTTTTTACCTGTTGATTTTTTAGCAGTTGCCATATCGGGTCCTTAGAACTGTTGTACTGGTGTAATGAACAGTTGGCTTGTGCCTGTCAAGCTCTGTGCTGACACTGTGATGTTGGCTGTGTAAGCACCAGAGCCAGCACCGTCAGCTTCGGGCATACCAATGATGTAAGCATCACCAGCATTGATCAACTGTCCTGGAGCACTGGTACCGCTTGTGACAGGAGCTGAGGCAACTGATGCTGCGTTTGTGCTCAAACGGAAGAATACATCGTTGGCGCCAGCATTGGTAATCAACCAGCTACTGACTGGACGAGTGCTAGTGACAAACACTGTGGCTGCGCTGGTAGCACAGTTGGCCAGTGTTGTAGGTCCTAGGGGTTTGAAGTTACTAGACATCGATTATTTCCCCATATAGATTGAATCTGGATTGGCAAAACGGCGTGCAGTAGTTTCCTTACCAATGTTGTGACCTTCTGCTGCTGTGCTGATGGTCTTCTTGTTTGGGTCACGAGTTGCACTTGGGCCAGTTGCTTCACGACGCTCTTGAATGCTGTCGCTGGCATTGCCACGGCGTGCTGCTGCTGGCATACCATAGTTTTCTTTCATCATCAGACCCACTTGGTTGCCTGCGTGACGACCATTGTAGTGTCCTGCTTCACGGTTGACACCATCACCCATTTGTCCGTTGAATGCAAAGTCAGCACCATCACCGCGTTGGTCACTGCGCGGGTGTGGAGCATCAAAGCCCGCATTCTTTGTCATTGTGTTTGCTGGCTTGCGAGCCAATGTTGTGTTCTTAGCCATATTACATTTTTCCTTTAGCTTGTTTTACTGCGTGGTGATGGTCTTCGTGTTTACGACCATCAGCGTGTTTGTGTTCTGCTGGATGACTGTGGCGTGTCTTCATTGCAGGGTGACTATGTTCGTGTGCCACGCTTTCCAAATCAGCGCCTGCCTCGTGTGCTTCACTCATACGAGTTCCACCTACACGCTTAGGTCCTGCTCGATTGGCTTCGCGTTGTTGCTCGCCACCTAACTTCATAACTGCCTTAGTAGGGTTTAAGTTATAGACCCCTTTAAGTTCTTTTGCTTTCATAACTTATGCCCTTTCTCTGACATATCTTCTTGGTTGTTTAACTGATGCTCGGTGCGAGTCATCTTGGTTGCACTGGGACGCACATAACTGGCTTCCACTGTGTTTTTGCTGTAGTGTTCACTGGCTTTTGCACGATGCTTACTATGCACTGGCATTGGTGACTCTACGAAACTCTTGCTACCACCAGCTGCACTTACTGTACTGCTGTTGCTGGGATGGTATGGTGTTGCGCTTTCTCCACGGTCCGCTGCCAATGAGGCCTTACGGTTCTGTGTGACTGCTAGATGTTTGCTCATCATTTCTTTCGGGCCTTTGCTGTTGCTGGAGCTCGTGTTTTCTTTGCACCAGCTGCTCGTTTGGTAGCATAGGCAATGGCCACTGCTTGTCGCTGTGGCTTACCGGCTGCTATCTCACGCTTGACATTCTCAGAGAAGGCTCGGGGACTTTTACTTTTTATTAGAGGCATTGTGTTTCCTATACTTTATTTAGTGTCTCGGCTCTGTTAGCCGTTGGCCAGTCCCGGAAATGATCTTGGATTGGGTCTTGCAGTTGTGGGATTTAGACCATCCACTGCTCGTTCGGTATTGGTACCAACTATTCGTGCGTGATAGTGCTTGGACTTTTCACTCATATGTCCACTGTGTGGTACAGCCTGGCTCTTCAAACTTCGATGTGCTTCACTGTTGCTCAGTGTTTGCGTGTTGCCCTTGGGATTGGTCCGAGCAACTGGACGACTCTCTACCGTGTACAATGGACTAACGGGTACTGACATATTATTCCTTTTTGATGCCGGTCATTGAAGCCAGTGCATCAGCGAAAGCAGCCTTCTTGGCTTCCACGCTCTCGGCACTGTCTGTGACTTCTACTGCTTGTCTGTCTGCTATGATCTTGCCCAACAGGATCTTGTCATAGTCTCTTACGCTGGCCCAATCACTGCGGCCTATGCTGAGCACATAGTTCTCAGCTATTTGTTCACTGTAGGTCTTTCCTAGTACCAGTTCAAGGTCCTGTAGTAGATCTTCCATCTTGAGCTTGTTGCTGGAACCTTTGGGACGGCCCGCGTTGGGTCTGGCGCCTCCACGGCTTGACACCTTAGGCTTGCCTGTCTTTGCATTGATTTTCTGTTCATTAGTCATACTGTTATTTAGTGTAGAGTTTTTCTGAAACCTTTTCCGTTGCGTGGGGGTTGGCGTAGCAGATCGTACGGTCACAAAAAAAGCCCTGGTATTAGCAGGGCCCGAACCCGTAAACTTGGAGGCTTTAGGTTTTAATCATTCTGCGGCCTCCAATTCTGGTGCCGCAATCCCATCACGGTCAGTCTTGGTCGGGCGGCACTTCATTACACAAACATCGTCCATAGCGATCCAAAATTCGTTCTTGCTGGCTTGCGCGGCTGGCTCAAATCGCCAAAAGTCTTGATCTACTTGATTACCTGTTGCGGGATTGGTGCCTGTCACTATATAGAAATCTTTGCTCATTCTGAGGCCTCCAATTCTTTAACCAGTTTGTCCCATAAAACAATGCTACCTGGAACAAGCACTCGTGTCTTACCAGATAATGCCTGTTCAATGTCGGGTGATTGAGGATCATAGGTTGTCACTACAATTCTGTCGCCTTGTTGTTTCATCTCAAATAGTTTACCTTGCTTGAATGCTGTAAAAGTTCTCATTCTGAGGCCTCCAATTCTGACCAGGTAATGTCAGTAATATTAATCTGATATATGTTAGTGTAATCTTCACGCACGATTGCCTCTGCGTGTTCTTTGGAATCAGCACGGATCTGAACATTGAAGTCATCCGTGCGTGTTTGTATGCGGACAAAATATGTGTTCATTCTGCGGCCTCCATAATCCAAATAGTTTTGTATAGTTCAGGAGCAAAATGCTGTTCAATGCTGTTCTTTGTGGATTCTTTAACAACAATGGCACTGGCGTCTTTAACACGAACACCCGCCTTGCGAGCAAGTTCTTTACCAGTTTTAACCATAGCCTTGTCATAACTGCGATCACCAAGCACAGAACAAGTATAATCTTCAACCTGATGAATAGTAGAAAGACCATCGCCTGATTCACTAAAATGATAGTCCCATCCAGCCACATATGGCGTTTTGTTGCGTGACATATAGTTGCCCAAAATATAGTAGCGTTTCATTGTGTGCTCCTTGAAGCGTTGTTGTTTAAGCCACTATTGTATGCTAAATGTCATTATTGTGCAAACGGGGTGTTGTATTTCTGCAACTAATACTCAAGTATTACTCTTCTTCACTGAATGTTCGGGGGTGTCTTTTTGTACCAAAACTACTGTGGCGTTTTTGCCACACGGGGCTTGCGGGGTGCCCGTGGTTTTTTTACAACAGGTTCTGGAGGCGGAGCATTGAGCCAAGTTATGCCTTGTGCAGTATAGCCGGGGCATTGATCTTCTGCGGCTCGCTGTGCCCAAATGGCATTTTCGGCCTCCACTTCGATTGATATCTCAAAGTGTTTGACCAACTGTATTCTGTAACTATTCATTGCTGTAGGTGATTGGGTGTGATTGTCGTGCCACATAGTCTTGAAACAGGCGTTCTTTTTGATGCTTGTTTAACGCCATACGCGGCTTGCCGGGGCGCACTGGATGATCAGTCAGTGTACCGGGACATTTATGACCATCTGTGTATATTGTATGATAGTTCAGCACTTTTCCGCAACCAGGACAGTCGATGGTACTTCTCATTTTGCGTGGAGGGCCCGGACGATCTTCTTTGACTAGATCAGTTTCTGGTATGTTCAGTTTCCACTTGTAGTATTGATCAACAACTTCGTGGCCCGGATAGGTAAGTTTATAGATGGTATATAGCATTGAGTAAATATTTACAGACATTGAAATACGAGGAACAGAAATGATCTACAAAAACCTAATACACAAACTTGAATACACAGTACGCGAACTGCTGGGCGCAGAGATGTCGCCCGAAGACATTCATTCGTTGGTCAATATGATCTTGAATGATTGGATCATTGATGGCGAGATGACTGAGGAGTACAAACAACTTGCTGTCAAAGCCATTGAGTTGAGAGAACAGGTGGCAGCAGATGAGAATCGTGCCGGAATCATTGACTTGAGTGGCAATAAGTTATAAACTAAATACTTGTGTAAGCGGTCATTTGCTTACACCTCCAAGTGATTTATTGCCATAAATCATTTTCTTTCCAAAAGAATACCCCAACTGCTTGAAACACAGTTGGGGTTTTTCTTTTATTGGTTGGTAAACAATGTGTTGAAGTTGTTGGCATCAATGTGTTCAACAAACTCCAACTGATAGTCAGGAAAGTCTTCAAACAGTCTATTCCAACGACCCACCATACCGCTGGGCCAATCTCTGCCCAACTTGTACTGTTCAATCAGGTCACACAGGATATCTTCTGTGGTGTAGTTGGGCCGACCACCTGTGCGAGGAAAGCCTCGCAGGGGCACTGTGAGATCCCCTGTCGAGTTGTTGTGTTCTGCTGCTTCCAATACTTCAGTCATAATCCGCAACATAAACTTGAATGTGTCATCGTAGTCGCGCTGACTTTGTTGATAGTACTCGGTGGAGAACTTTTGTCCTGCTCGTGGTTCCATCTTTTTGATTTGTTTGATCTTAAACTTTGCCATTGCGAACTCCTCTATGATATTGGTCTTGATTCATTTTATCCCATAATGATGGTTTGTTGATCTGTTTTATTTCACCCAGCAACTGCTTGAGTTTACCTGACTGCTGTTCTGGAACAGCAATGATCTGCTCTTGAGGTGCAATACCCCTTAGTTGCTCCAGGTTTGCATTGAGTCGTTTGAGTTGTGCTATTAGTTCTGTGAATGCTTCCATCTTCGTTTCCTTTCCAAATGTTAACTTTAACTTATTTATTTATACATAACAACAAAATCGATGATCTGATTATGTGTGATCCCTTAGATAGTTTTTCATAGGCAAACACAGTTGGCCACATACTGCATCTTCTGGATGTTGGCAACAGGGTTTGATTGCTGTTGATTTGACTCGACACCAAACTATTATTTTAATCACGGTTACCTCCTAGATATTCGTTTACTGTGTATTCGTACTCATATTCATACTCGTCTGGAATATCTGGTTTTCTAGCCCATTCAAGTTGTCGTATGATTTCTTTTATGGGATCTGGATTGTATTTTATAACTGTGTTGTTGGATAGAATACTCTTGTAACCTCGAGCCAACTGTTCTTCTCGTTTGATGCGTTCCCGATGCGCCAACTCATCAGCCTCCTGTTCAGCAAATCTCTGATTATAGTCTTCCGATGTTGTTATGGGGAATATCTTTTCGTGTTCAACTTTGACAAACTGAAATCCCTCGCGCAACAGAAACATTGCATCTGTTATAGTCGCAGCAGGCACTGGATCTTTGTAATAGACACAATCGTGAACTGTAAGCAAAGGTTCAAGCCCACTGCGTTCCCGAACAATCTTAATAAACTCATTGGTAATGTGTGCTTCTAAGTTTTGATAGATCCAGGCCAACAACTTGTTGGGTCCTTTCTTTCTGCCTTTGTCAGACATACAGGTATACTTGTATCCATTCATACCCACAAAGTCTTCGTTGGGGTAGTTTTTCAGTATTACTTGATTGATCTTTTTGAGGTCTTCTGTGATAAACACAAAGTCTTGTTGTGCAATCAACTTGGCAAAGTTGTTTTGTCCATAGACTGCTCTGTGTATTGCTGTATAGGGATTGCTAATAGGTTTGGCACCAAAGCCCAAACTGGTAAACACTTCTTTGATACGATCTTCACTGACTCCAACTGCCCGGGCTATTCTGGCTCTAATGCGTGTTCTGTTTCTGATGTAATCTTCTACTGCTGCGATTTTGAGATTGGGATCAAACATCTTGGCCAAACTGGCCATTACAGCAAAACTGTGTGCTTGAAAATCATATTTGTGACAAACACCTAGAGCTGCGTGTCTTACATTCTTTGGCATTCTTTGCAGACTGTTGTAATGTCCATAGACACGACCTGTATCTGCTGTGGTCCAATATTCCATTGCATAATGTTCACCATCAACTTCTCGTGCTTCCATTAAGATTTGATCTGCTTGAATCTTGTTGTTGCTGATTTTGATCTTGTAGTCGCCAGTGCTGTTCTCAATATCTAGTTTGGTCTGTTCGATATAGCAGCGCAATGAAATAAGATCCAATGGAATGACTTTGTTGGCCTTTTGGTACAACTCATCCAACTCTTTTGCTGTCAGTTTGTTTTGGGGTTCATCTATTAAATCTATGAGATCATTCATTATTTGTTCCTTATATTTTTCATTCAATACTACTCTACTCATTTTACCCTGGTTGCCTTCGAATACCACATCAATCAATCTTGTAGATGCAGACTTGCCCATAAACGATAACAAGGGAGCACCGGTAGAAACTACCCCGCGTTTTCTGTAAACCATTTCTTTGTTAAATGACAACTCATCATTATCATTACTAGGTCTAAGAAGTGCGTTTCGGATTTCATTCATTACAACATTATAATACTTGTCAGAATACCTATCACATAGATAGGGTTTTATATCTGGGTAGAGTCTTTTCAGTTCATTTGCCAATAACAGTTTCAAGTTCATCTTTCATCTCCTGAGAATAGGAACATCTATACAGATCTGTTTCATCCCATCATATCAGGGGTTATAGATCTATCAATACAATACATACATATACCACACGCCACGGACTTTTTGCATTTTGCTACACGCAACTGACTTTTTAATACAAACACGCCACGGACTTTTTATTTATGTATAATACACAAAATCCGTATGGTTGATCAATCATTTTGGTTAAATACTGGGGCTGGTGCTAACGGTACGCATTGAGGATCTGAGCAGGGGAATGAGTTTTTGCCGTTTCCTCCCCGCTGCTGAATCAATCCAGCCACACATAGCCCTTGCGGCATTCCCAACGCATTCTACCTGCTTCGCCTTTGGTAATGTTCATTTTTCGAGCAATGGCCGCTGTGTCATTCATTCGTGCAAAACGAATCTCTTCATCAGTCCATTTGTACTTGCGGTTTGGTTGGCGTGCCGGAGGATTCATCTTCTTGGCCAGATTGCTGTTGCCCCGTTCCACCATCAGTTTGCTGCGTTCAAAACTGTCGCCCACAGACAAGTGTTCAGGATTCACACAAAGGTTGTTGGTACAGCCCGAATGTATCACATACTCATCTCTTGTGAGTTCTCTTTTGAGTTTGATCTCCACAGCAGCACGATGTGCTGTGGTCATAAATCGTGTTCCTGTGTCGGCATAGTGTCCGCCACACATACCATAGCCCTGTCTATGTTTGCCCCCGACCCAAACGATGCAACCATCTTCTTGTTCTCGGCAACGCTCCACAAACTTGTTGACATTGTACATCAGGTTGCCCGATTGGACAAAATCTGCAGGGTTTCTTTTTCTTCCAGCTGGCATTACTTTTCCTTTCATTTATGCTATTATTTAGTCTATTATACAAATAAGACTAAATAAAGTAAAGCAGCAAGGAATCGAAATGATATTGGAACAGTATAAACCCAGTGAGCGTGATGCCTGGAACTGGCGCGTGGCAAATCTAACTGACCTAGATGAGATTGTCACACTGGCACAGACACAGTTTGAAAGGGAGATAGATCAGTTTGTCACACCCGATCCCACAGTGTATGCACGAAATCTCAGCATAGGCATTGTGAATCAAAAGTTTAATCCAGCAGCAGAACAGATCCTAGTTGCACGAATGGACTCAGCCTTGATTGCCTATGCTTGGATACAACGCAATGTCTATATGCCCTACAGCACAGATGAGATGGCCGAAGCCCGCTTTGTGCATATAAACCAAAGACTCAGCACAAGAAATCGAATAACTATACTTGCACAAATACTGCAACATTGGGATACTTGGGCTTCAGTATGTGGTATCAAGTGTTTGTGCAGCAGTACCATTCGCAGCGAACAAGATGTATTTCTAAGACTGCACACACAGGCAGGTTATACTGTGCGTGGCAGCATAGCATTCAAGAGGTTGGTATGAGTGGTACCAGTCAAGGAGTAACAGTGAATCCTAGTTCATTTGGGCAGTTGTCAGCCAGTCCACTACAGCCATTGACACCGGCGCAGATTGCACAGATGTACAATGGTTATAACAGTCAGTCGGCACAGCAACAGGCCGCTAACCAATATGGCCAAATGATGGCAGGGTTGGGTCGTAGTCAAGCCGCCACAGCACGATGGATGTTTGATGGTCGGATAATGGATCTAGTAAGTTTTGCCAATGAGGTGTTTGGAGAAGACACACCTGAGGCAACTTATTTTGTACTAAAGCATAGCAAATAAGAAAGGAAATGATATGCAAGCAATCGGAAAAAATGTAATCGTAGAACGGTTAGAAACAGAAACCAAAAGCAGTGTGGGCATCATCTACACTGATAACACTAAAGTTACACTGGCACGAGTCATTGCCATTGGTGATGAAGTCAAGAGTGTGGCAGTGGGCAATGACTTGATCATCAACTGGAGTGCTGCCATTCCAGTTAAACTAGAAGCACAGTATTACATTGTCAACATCGACAATGTCTATGCTATCAAATAAGGACACACGATGAAAGACTCAACACCAGTGACCAGTTTGGACATAGATCGCGTAGAAATCGTGATCGACAGCGATTATGCAGACAAGGTAGAGCTGTATATACTGGATGAAAAAGGCGACAGAATCGAAGGCGGAACCTTTGATTTACCAGCGTTTATGGACCACATTTTGCGGTTTTACAACGCCAGATATTAAGCTATTTTTTATCTCCAGCAATAGCGTTTCCATTCGATTAAGTTTGTTTTCAAGGGTATCAAGTTTTGCCGCAAGGCCTTGATACCTATTTTCACATTCCGCCAAATGATCTTCTAGAGTGGGTAGTGGAACAATATTATTCTTGTACATCAAGCGTGGCCTCTAACTGCCATTTGAACCGGGCCAGTTTACCAATAGCATCATCGCTCATATTTGAAATGTCTGTATAGTCGACTGCATCTGCTGCACTACGCAACTGATGATAGTCATCCATCAAGTTTAGAATATCTCTCAACACAGCTCCCAACAGGTCTTCGCTGGTACCTGTGTGTCCATAGTCAGACACTGTGCTGGTACTGACCACTGTCATCAACATATCAGGAACCAAGGCTCCCACAGTGCGTAACTTCTCACCAAGGGTGTCTATGTTGTCTTGTAGATACTCATAGATCTTCTGTAGTAGTTTATGGTCTTGATAGAAGTTACGACCTTTGATGTTGATGTGTGCGCTGTGGCTACGATAGTAGGTCACAAAGTTTGTGCCAAATACTCGTTCAAGTTGTTGTGTTAGTTCAGTTAAATCCATTGCAGTTCCTTAGATTGATCCTAGTGCCTTGATCTTGGCATCTTTGTACTTATTCCACTCTTGAGCGTGCTGATTGGCAAGGCGTTGTCTTTCAATGTCTTGCTTCTGATGCATCAGGCGTAGTTCTTCATCTTCGTTGGTATTCAAACCGCCGCTGTGCAACATTAGTTGTGCGCCCAATGCAGGAGCACTGCCTGCAATGCGAGCAACAGGAGCAATCACACGACCCACACGGCCTGCAACATCACTGGCTGTTTCTGCAACCTGTGGAGCATACTGCTTGGCCATCTGTGTCATACGACTTAGGAAGTTTTCTGCTGTTGGTGCTGCCTGTGGACTTGCGGGAGGCACTGCGCCTGGAGCAACAGGTGCGCCACCTACTGGTGCTTGTGGAGCAACAGGAGCGGGAGTTTGCAAATGTTGTGCCATTTGACCAAATGCTTGTTGTCCTTGTGCTGCTTGTTGAGCTGCCTGTGCTGTTTGTTGTGCAGCAGGACCAGCAGGTAGTTTTGATATCAAACGATTTAACTGCTCTTTCATAGCAGTAGTATCTTGTCCAAATCTCTCTGCCTTACGAATACTTTCGGAAAGATCATTGATATTTTTGACCTGCCAGTTTTCCAATACGCCATTACCAAAATGGAATGGAAGTTTTGCCAACTGACTGGCTTGATTCAGTACTGGGACTTTGCTGGCTACACTTTGTGGTAAAGCTGCCAATCCAAGTTCGGTCATTACTGCTGCGGTCTTTGGATTTTCAGATGCCCACTTGGCGGCAGTAACTGGTACTCCTACTGCAAGATCTTTGGCAGTTTCACCGGCAGTCTTTTCAGTATGAGTTTCGGTAGGATGTGCTGGTGTTTGTGCTAGATAAGCATCAGGATCAAATCCACCTGTAGCTTGACTTGCACTGGCATCTGTTGTTGGTGTTGCCTGTTGCTCCACATTGGGATCAACTGGGCTGCCTACATATTCATTTGGATCAAAAGCCATTTTATAGTCCTAATCTCTTTCTAATAGTTTCTGCGCGAGGATCTTTGGCATTGTTTCTCGCCCAGTCAATCGCTTGTCTGTCTTGGTCGCTAAGTTGTCTGTGAATGTTTGATTCACTGATGGCATACATTGTTCTGTTGCTGACTTTTGGATCCCAGTTTTTGCCACCATTGGCTTCGTATTGACCTTTGAGTTCGTGCAACTGTCCGCCCAACAACTGTGTATAACTGTTTAACACACCGCGCAATGCTTCTGGGTTGTTTCTAACAGACAATAGTTTTTCTTTTTCTTCACGCTCATTGCCAGTACCACCATTGGCAACAATGGCTTTGGTAACTTCAGCAGCAATAAGTCCAGCTGCTGCGTCATAGCTGTTGATGCGAGAATCACCAGTAGCACGAGCATAGTTGGTAATGATATCATTGATTGCTGGATATTGTCCATTAGGCAACTTCTTGATTTGTTCGCGAAGCGTATCCATATGGTCAATGGCAGTGTTCATACTACGAACAGCATTGCCTTGTTGTCCTGTAGCAAATGCTTTTTCATTTGCCACATTAGCACCTTGTGTTGCCTTAAACGCATTACGATCAACTGTGGTACCAGTCTGCTGACTTAGTTCGCCAATGCGTTTTTCAACTGCTGCTCGCTGTTGTGGATTTAAGCCACTTGACGACATACTAGGCATTGGTGCTTTGCCATTCATTGCATCCATTGCATAACGATCAATAAAGTCATTGGCATCGTATGGGCGCACTGCGCCTTTTGCAGTTTCTGGTTTGGCTGCTGGCGCTGCATTTGGAGCAACTGGTGCTGCTGCTTCTCCGGGCTTGGCCACTGCTGGTTCAGTAGGAATAGGACCCTGTGCAACTTCTGCTGCTGGAATCTTAGTTGTACCACTCAACATACCTTGGTATTGTTGTTCGGCAGCATCCAACATTTCTTGGCGTGAACCAAAAGTTGGGTGATGATTCCATCCACCTGATTTGGTAGCCAATGTATCATTGTCGGCCACAAACTTGTTCTTGACTTTCTGTGCTTGTTCTTGTTCAAGACGAGTAAGAGTCTTAGATCCTACATTGACCAAGTTCTCACTCAGTGTTGGGCTTAAAGCACCTGTCTTGGGATCTCTGTAGAATGTGTTACCATTTTTGTCAGTCATTACCTCATAGGTATTACCAGTTGTGGCGCCTTGTCTTAGTCCACCGGATTTTAGACCCATACCACCCATACCACCACCATTCAGTGACGATAAGATTTTTGGATCAGTTATTTCTTGTCCTGTGGTACTGTCAATGGCTCGTTTGGCTTGTCCATCAGGACTCATATAAACTGCATAGCGTTGCAGTTTATTGTCGGCACCCATCATCAACCCAGGTTGCCAAGTTGAGCCAACGCCCAGCTTGTTGTATTCATCTGCTGCTGCTTGTTTGGCACCTGCCAACTCATACAGCATAGCACGGAAGCGACTGCCTTCTGGAGTGTTGCGGGCAGCTTTGTTTACCACAGGTAGAATGTTGCCATTCTGTGCTGCTGCTGTCAACTCATTCTTGGCCTGCTCCATACCGTGACCGTGACCCAGCATATCCAACATAGTTTGGTTGGCTGCTTTGCGTGTGGCATCACTGTACTTGCCTGTGTTGTCCATTGCAATACTAACTAATCTTTGTGGATCATTACCGGCAGCAATCAGTTCATCGTGTTCTTGATTGCCTGTTGTTTTTATTTCAGGTGTCTCTTGTTCGGCAGCACGATTTACTGCGGACACTTGATGAATGGCTGCATTAGGATTGACTTTGGCAAGATACTGTTTGGTCTCTGCTGGTAGATAAGATCTCCAGTCACCACCGTGTTGTTCTGCCAACTTGACAGCACGATCAACACGACCTGGACCTGCGTTGTAGGCTGCTGCTGCTTTTTCTTCGTCGCCATACTTCTCACGCATCTTTTGGTGATACTCACGACCCACGCGGTCATATTCAGATGGTGTTTCTGCTGTTACTGGTTGGATACCGAAGCCTGGATTGTGTGCTGTGGCAGGCATAACTTGTGCTGCATACATAGCTCCAGCACTACTTGTTACAGGTTGACCATTTGGTTGATAATCTTTGTTGCCACTTTCAACATTCAGCATTCGTTGATACACAGGATCCTGTGCAGGTGCAACTGCTGTAGGAATAGGTTGTGCTCCACCAGGCTGCATAGTTGTGCTGACAGGTTGGATGGGTCCAGCTGCTCGTGCTTGTGGTGCAGGAGCCATTGCTTGTGGCATTGGACCAACTGGTTGGTTCAATGGATTGGCAGGTTGTTGTCCCATTGCTGCTGCCTGTGTTGGGCCCATTTGTGTGGGGTTAACAGGAGCCATAGGTTGTGCTGCCATAGCAGGCTGCATCTGTGGTTGTGGTTGTGCTTGCTCTACAGGTTGTGCCTGTGGCGCAACAGGAGCATTGGTCACTGGTGCTTGTGCCGCAGGTTGTTGAACATTACCAGTCATTTGATTCAGAGCAGAACCAAAAGTACTGTTAGGGTCAATGCCTGCCAACTGATCAAGTTTATCAAAAAATGCCATTTTTTATCCTTACAGTAATGTGCCTAATAGGGCACCTGCTGTTAACCCAGTTAATCCACTGTTTAAGTTTGTAGAAGTTTGGTTGCCTGTTTGTGTAGAACCTTGTGTGCCACCAAAACTTGGAGCGTAACTTGATGCTGGAGTTCCAAACAACACGCTGGCATATTGATTGTACAGTTGTTGTGGTGCCATTGCAGCGGTGATTTGATTTTGTGCTGCTGTTTGTGCTCCACCCAGGCCTGCTTGACCTGCGCTGATCAAACTGTTGGCCGCTGCCTGTTGTTGCTGTGCAATCTGTGATTCTACACCGGCTGCTGCCTGTTGTTGACTTGCCTGTGTTTGTCCAGCAGTCTGTGCTGCCGCCAAGGCATTACGAGCACTACCTAGTTCACCTGCTCCGCCAAACTGTGCATTTTGATTGGCCATATTTTGTAGGTATTGAGCCTGTGCTGGTTGTAGTGCTGCCTGCAACTGTTGTTGTTGATACTGTGGGCTGAACAAGTTTTCAAGTCCGCTGATGCCTGTGTTCAATGCGCTTTGGCCTGTTGAACCTAGTGTGTTCTGTGCTTGTGCTGCTGTGCCTGCCAAGTTCTGTGCTGCATTGGTTACGCCGCTGGCTGTGTTGTTGTACAGGTTAGTTGCGCCGCCAACTGCTTGTTGATAGCTGGGTGCAACTGTGCTGGTAAACAGGCCAGTCTGTGCTGACAACATTGCTCTTTGTTCTGGTGTTAGTTGTGGGGTAACTGTTGTTGTTCCGCCTTGTGTGCTTTTACTCATCGTTTATCCTTTGTGTTCCTTATACGGGTTGCCCAGCGTTGGTTGCCCCGGCAGGAGCGACGGGTGTTAGTGTATTTAATGTTGGATTGGCAATAGTGAGTGGGCTCAATCTGGGTCCACCATAACTTTGTCCAATGCCTGGATTTACTGCCTGCGTTTGGTCAGTGTAGTAACTGGCAGGTATGCTGAATGCTGGCACTGCTGTGGTCTCGTAGGGACCTGGCGAACCAGTCATCTTTTGGTAACTTGGGTTTCCAATAGTGTTTTGTACAAACTGTGGAATGTTCAAGTATTCGTTTCCGCCAACTGCGCTTTGTGCTGCACCAAAAGGTGTTGCTGGCGCATTGGTATCTGTGTTGTATTGACCGCTGATGTTGTTGGTGCCATTCAATGGATTATGCACACCCCAATAGTAAGTATCAGCAAGGCTACCGGGAGCATTATTATAGAAGTCATTGACTTGTCCTGCTAGTAGGCCTGGGTTGGCACCTGGGTTGATGGGCGCTGCTGCGTGACCCCAAGTGTAAGGTGTTGCTGGTCCCATTCCGGCAGCGTTTGTGGGCAAGGCCTGCATCAAGTTAGGTATAATCATACCAGCACCAACTGCGGCAGCATACTTGGCATAAGTTGGAATACCAGCAGCCTGTGCTGTTTCCCAATCGACTGCGCCAACACCAGATCCTGCATCACCAAATCCAGCATTTAATGCTGTTTCGAAATCATCTAAGCTGGTAAAGCCTGCCTGCTTGGCTGCTGCTGAATAGTCTGCAAATGTGCCATAACCACCTGCGCCAGCAGTTTGCCATTGTGCAGCATTTTGGAATCCTGCACCGCTGCCCAATGTGTAATCGTGAGCATTGGCATAACCTTGACTGGTACCTGTGGTATAGTCAGTGGCATTGTTGTAGCCTAACTGTGTGGCATCGTGATAGGTGTTGGCATCTGTAAAGCCCTCTGCTTCAGCGGTATGATATGTGGCTGCATTGTTGAAGCCTTCGCTGTTGGCCAGATTATAAGTGTCAGCATTGGTAAAGCCTTCAGCAGTGGCAGTATTGTAGGTTGCTGCATTGCTAAATCCTTCTTTGACCGCAGTGTTGAATGTTTCTGGGCTGGTAAATCCTGCTTCTTGTATGGCTGCTTGATAACCTTCGTTGGTGCCAATGCCCAGGCTTTGTGCTGTGGTATAGTTGGCAGCATTGGTAAAGCCAGCACTGGTAGCAGCATTGTATTCAGCCGCATTGACAAAACCACCTGCTGAACCTGCTGTGTAGGCAGCATCTGTTGCGTAGCCCAAGTGCGTTGCTGCATTGTAAGTTGCAGCATCAGTAAAGCCTCCAGCCTGTGCAGCATTGTATTCTGCTGCATTGGTAAAGCCACTGCTGGTGGCCAAGTTGTATTCTGTTGCGTTGGTAAAGCCTGCACTGGTGGCAGCATCATATTCTGCTGCATCGTGAAAGCCAGCAGTAGCAGCAGTTTGGTATTCGCTGATGTTGGCACCAAAACCGGCTGCTTGACTTTCAGTAGTCAAGTTGCTGAGTCCAGTTTGAATAGCACCAGGATCATAGCCAGCATTTTCCAACATAGTGCTGGTCACAGTGCCGTTGTCGGCTGCACCCAAGATCTCAGGATCAGTGACACCTACAGCCAGCAGTGCGGCAGCGCCCACACCAACCCAACCCCCGGGGATGGTTGTTTTGACAAAGTTGTTCAGGGCGCTGCCGGCATCGTGAACCACATTAACTGCTCCGCTGGCAACTTTGCCAACAGCATTACCAACGGTATTGACAGCACTGCCAACATCATCTACAACTGTATTGACTACATTGCTTGCTGTGTCTACTACTGCTTGTACTACTCCGCCCATATGTCTTTTTCCAATAAAGTTTTGACTGGTTTATATCCCAATCGTTTCCACAGTCTTGCCTGCACAGGTGCTGCAAGACAGTTTGTATTCTTAAATCCCAATGTTTTCATATAATCGTGAAAACATCTTCCGTTGTCAATGTTGACCATATCATAGCCTTCGATGCTGACAATAAAGGCCATATCACCTATGGGCATATAAATCACACTGCCAAATCGCTTGTTGTCATCATCTTTGATCACAATAACTCTTGCTGTGGCAGTCATTACATAACGCTCTATGTCTTTGATTTCATTGCCCGGAGTGCCATCTATGGCTCGTTGAACTCCTGCTTTGATATCATTCCAAATCAATCTTGCTTGTGTATCATTTAGGACTTGAAAGATAGGATTTTGTAGCATCTAGTATTTATTGTTTTACAACCTGAGCACTTAGGCTACGAAGTCCCAGTGCTGCTTGACTCACATTCAGTGTGCCTGTGGCATCAAACTGCACTTCAAGAATATACCAATAATAGTTTGGAGCAGGTGTGTCAATAACTGTACTAAACACAGTTTCTATTTCGGCCAATGTTCCAGGACCAGTTAGCCCAGTTCTTGTGTAGACTTTTTGACTCACAGTGGCATCAAAAATAAACTTGTAGTCAGGATTGGTAGGATCTTTGGACAGTTCTCCAAAATATCTATTGACTTGCACAGTATAAGTAAGATCGCCAGATCCCACATAACTTAATGTGTCAGTAAGTTGAGCACTAATAAACACACGGTCAGTACCGCTGTTGACAACCACACGAGCATTGCAATCTGTGGAGTTTGGAATACCGTTGTTGGTAATGGTATAACCCAATAAACCAGTTGAAGTATTACCAAATACTCCAGGATTCTGTGCTCTCACAATGGCATAAGTTGTGGTACAGGCCACAACACCAATAGGTTCCCAAGATCCATTGTATTCACTATTGTCAAAGTTATAACCATAAACAGGCGCACCCAACGGAAATGGAGGGCTTGGCTGTGCTGATGTAAAGTTGTATTGGAAAGTAGCACTGTCAAGTTGTACGCCACTGGTACAGGACACATTGGCCACATAGACATTGCCCACATTGCTTTGTGTAAAGGGCAAGCGATAGTTACCAGTTAGGTATTTGGTATTGTAATCGCTGTAGCCCTGAAATGCTTGTCCCAGGCCACTGGGACCTGATGCAAGATAGTTGACTGCTTCGTAAACACCGTGTGGTGTAGTGATGGGATACTGACTCATTAACGAGTATCCTCCACTTGTGTATATTGCCAAGTTATGGCATTACACATCCAAAGATTGGTACTGCTGACATTGGTAATCTGCACAGTGTTCACACGATAGTTGTCTTGATTGACCTGTGCCCAAGGTTGAGTAGTATCCATTGGCACATTGATACCTGTGACATTGCTGGCAGCACTGCCCACAGCATAGGCACCTTCTACAGTGATGGTGACATTACCAGGACTGGCTGTGGTCAATGGTAGGCCTTGACTGTCAATGTTGATAGTTTCGGGCAAGATACGATGTACCATAACTTGGCTGCTGTAGTTGGGCAGGATTTTGATGTTGTCTCTACGGAATCGGCTTGAGATAGCACCCGTCAAGAAACTGTAGCCTTGATCTTTTTGTACCAACGATTGGTCCGTGACACCCTGTGCATAGACAATAGTTCTTGTACCATAGTTGGGTGTTGTGCCTGACCATACAGGACTTTCTACAGCCATCGTGGCGTGACTGACATCACGAGGTGGATTCCAAATGTCAAGATCATAACGATAACTGATCATCTTGTTGGGCACACCATTGGACGCTGTCTTGTCTGGGAAGTAAAGCTCGATTTGATTCTTTTGTGTATTGGTACGCATATAGACACGCAGCACATAGGTCTGATTCAAGTTGTCATAGAACCAGTTTTTGACTCGTTGATTACCAATACCTCTAAAGCTGGTACCATCAAAAACCCAAATGTCTTTGCTATCTACGCCATAGACTTTGTCGTCGGCAATGGCCCAGCAGTTGACACTGAGTAGTCCGCGACCACTGGTAAACAGACGCACACCCAAAATAGGTGCAGTAGTTGTGGCATAGTTCAGTGGACTGAATACCACTGTGTCCCAATATGAACACAAGAAGAACTGACCACCTGATGGGAAAGCATCAATGGCAGGTCCGCGCAAGGGAACTTCCAACTGGTTGGCCACATTGGTCACAGTAGGTGTCCAAGTTGTTGGCGCTTGGTTAAGACCAAAAGCCTGACTCCATTGCACAGTGACAGGATACTGTAGCACATTGTTGTTTAGGTCAATGGCAGTTAAGTTGCCAGCAACCAAGATTGATCCCACATTGGGAGTTGAATATAGACGCATCCATCCAGCTGTGACGCTTTTCCAGTTGCTGTTGTAGTTCCAACTGTACAATGGAGCAACTGTGCCACCATTGCCAGGATATGCGCCACCAGGGCTGGCTGTATAGTTGATGGTTGATGTAGTTGAACTTACAACAACATAGGTACCATCATAATAGCTTGATCCAGTACCACTAATAACAATACGATCACCAGCAAGATATGGAGCTGATGCCAGTGTTGAACTTAACTGTATTTGTTGTGTCGCTGAATCAACATAGACAATGTCACTGATAGTCAATGGCTGCAAGTTACTATAGAAAGTCATAGTGGCATCGCCATTGCCCCAGAACATTGGAGGATTTTGTGTGTCATTGAAAAATGGCACAGTACCGTTCCAAGTATCAGTAATGTTGGTTGACTGTGTATAACCGCCAGAGATGGGTCCACCACCAGGTGTAATATTTTGCCAACTGCCACCTTTGCTGGCCCACCAGTAACCCTCGTCGGTGGCTACAATAAACCAATAGTTGCCATCTTCTCTAAAGCCACCAGATATGTAGGTAGGAGTACCTGGCACTGTGTTCAATATGGTTTGATCTCCAGCCACACTGCGAATGCCACGAACATCTGTTTCTACATTGAGACCGTCGTTGTATTCTGTTGCAGCCAATGCTGTGCTGGGCACATCTGGTGTCCAACTCATATTGCTAAATGGTGTTCTTGCTTGTTGCATTGGCATTATATGTTTCCTTGTGTTGGCAGTTCCCACAGCCAGGTTGTAGTATTTAATGTGTGTTCGGGTGTAGGTTGAGGTGCATAGAACACATCGTGATCAGCATCATAGATATAACCTGCACCTGCATAGTTGCCTCTTAATGGAGTACCATTTGGATGTGCATTGCCACGAGTATTGTAGCTGGTTTGAATCCAAGTGCCAGGGAAGTGTTGCAGCACATCAGCTTCGGCCACAATGACCTGTGTTACTATTCCATTTTCTATTTTTGCGTAATGACTCATTTCCGTTCCTTATCCAGTATATGTTCCTGATGATGTGTAAGTTAATATGGTATAACTACCACTGGTTGTAACAGTTGGACTACCAGTTGTTGTGCCACTGTAGTTGGCAGTTGGTATTGATAAAATCACAACTCCTGAACTACCATTACCACCATTACCACCACTATCGCCACCACCACCACCACCACTACCGGTATTGACAACACCTGCGCCGCCATTGTCACCTGCTGAATAATATGAACCATCACCACCAATATTTGATCCACCACCAGCAGGTTGGCTCAATCCTGGAACAAACTGCACGCCACCACCACCACCACCACCAAGATATCCTGTTGTATAACCGCTGTTTGTAAAAGTATATTGATAACCTGCACCGCCTGATCCAGCATAACTGGTTGAACCATCAAAAACTGCTGTAGCACCAGCACTACCTGTACCACCACCACCACCAGCAGCATAAGTTCCAGTAGCACCAGTATCGCCAGAACCACCATTGTTGGCTACACCAACAGCTGAAAAAGGAGCTGCTGCACCACCGCCACCTCCGGCCCCGGCGCCACCACCACCTGATCCAGAAAAACTATTACCGCTGCCACCAGGTCCTGATCCGCCGCCTGCGCCACCATAAGAACTTGATCCAATAGCGCCCGATAAACTTGAACTATAACCATATGCTCCGGCAGTGCTGCTGCTGCCAGCAGTTCCTGAACCGCCTGCGCCCACAGTTATAGTTAAAGTAGATCCTGGAGATATTCTGGCAGCTGCCAAAATACCTTGCCCTGAACCGCCACCGCCACCACCGGCACTGGTTCCACC